GTTGCCATTTTCGGGACAAGTCAAAAACGTCTCGAGCAAAAAATTGTAGAAATGTGGAAAAAATAACTTTTTGGCTACAGAAAAAAGTAGGAACAACAGTGTTAAGAAAATAAAAAATGTTAGCAGCTTGTCTACAGAAAGATCTACTAAGAAGTTGTCTAGACTCTAAGCATAGACTAGAGGTACACAGTTTGTTGATAGACATGTTGACAGACATAATGATCTAGACTTGTGTTGCTAGACAGAGAAGCAAGCGTGCAGGTAGGTAGGTAGTACACCTAGCCAAGAGGAGGGGGTAGTAGATGGTAGGCCAAGCCTGTGAGCAGCTCCAATTTGAGCCCCTAGGGAACAACGCCTGGCTGTAGGCTAACGTGCCTAGTGGTACTCCAGGGGATCTGTAGGTAATGCACAGGCACTGTCTCTACAGATAGATAGTTATTCACCTAGGTGCTAGTGGCTAAGCTACGTGCTGTGGCTGTGTAGCAAACGAAGAAGGCCAGCTCATGTGAGCCAGCCTTCTCCTGTTGATAAATGCGTAAGCGATTAAGCTATAACTGTGACGTTGCTGTCGCCCTCAAACAATGCCCGCAAGGTGATGGCATCCATAAGTCCTTCACCCGCAAAGCCGTTGTCCTTTTGGAACTGTGCCACCGCTAGCTTTGTCATCTCGGCGTACCAGCCATCCTTGTCGGTTCCACCGTCAGGATAGCCTAGTTCAACGAGCCGCCGTTGAATGTGATGCACCGTAAGCGATTTGCGTGCATACATGTTCTTGTAGACGCAGGCACTGAGTAACACGTCGTCGGTTTCATTGCCGCTAACAACGTGGCTAACCGCTGGCTCCTGTAGCTTAGGTGCAGCCTTAGGCTTTGCCTGTTCGGCTGGTTTTTCAGCCTTAGCAGGAGCCGCTGACTCAGCAGGAGCCGGCTCGGACTCAGGTGCCGCTGGCTTAGCCGCTGGCTCTAGTTCGTCGACGACGATCTCGGTCTTAACTTCTTCATTCATGCTGGTGTGTCCAATCACTAAGTTCGTAGGTCTATTGTAATCATAGATAGAGAATGCTACCGCATGCTACCGCGTAGCTCCGCGTGTAGGCTACTGTGCACGAGCAGCTTGGTTACCGCACCCTGAACCCGCCACCGCCTGGACGAATGCTTGGAAGCCGGCGTGATGAGTGGCTCTTAGCTGAGATCGTTCCACCGATGAATCCCGGAGGCGGCTTAATTAGAAGAGCCGTAAGCGCGTGAACAAGTGCGTCGATACGGTCAGGCGACTTACCCTCACCTGGAATCCACGAGATCATCTGGCTCTCTAGCTCCGCAAGATAGCCTACGTGGTGAACACGGCCCTGCTCGTAGGCGAGCGTAATTGGCTCAGCACGAAGTGCTTTACCGTACTTAGAGTGGACCTCGAAGACCTTAACCGATGGGTCAATTGTCTGAATGGCGTTGCGAACAAGGGCACCACCCTGGTTAACCTCGGCGACCACAGGGGCACCCCACTTGCGCGCCATCTGAACTACCTTGTTTGCCCACACGTCTGGCGAGCCGTGGATCGTGGCGTCCTCTAGGATCCACGAGTTACGGCGGTAGAGATCTCGTTCACCAGTCGATGCACATACGACAATGCCACACTCGTCTCTCGGGTTCTCAGCTACAGATGGGTCGACGCCAATCACCCGCAACGGTGTTCCCATTGGCAGTGTCGATTCTCGACCACGGTCTAAAAGATCTGGGGTCCAGAGTGCGCCTTCAACGTCAGACAGCATCTCGCCATAGAGTTCCTGCTGGGCAAGCCGCGTACCTTCGTAGACACCAGTAATGGCGTCGAGGTAGGCGCTCGACAGGTTGCCCGCATTGTCCAGGGTAGAACCCTTGGTGATGCGAACATTACGGCTCTTCTCTGACTCGGCTATAAGCTGGTAGAGAAGCGGAACTCGCTTGGGAGTCGTGGTGACGAGCAGCTTCGGCTTTAGCCCAAGACGTGTACCAACTCGAAGGTTGTCAAAAGCCGTCATGCCTGCAGCATCAGGGGTCTGCCTCCAGGCTGCAACCTCGTCTCCCCAGGCGTGCGTGAATTGTGGACCACGAAGGGAGTCTGGCTCGTCAGCTGTGAAGAGCGTAGCGGTGTTTCCATTGGGCCAGGTCAACCTACGCTTTGACGGCTCGTAGTGAGGCCGCTCTGATGGTGGGGTTATGTTGATGATCCCTGACTCACCTTCAACGATGACGTCACGAACGTCCGCAGCTGTACGAGCTACTAACGCGAACCGTCGTTGACCAGTGTTGGTGTACTTCGCCTGCTCACGAACCCACTCTGCTGCGAGACGTGTCTTGCCAAAGCCACGACCTGCGAGCACAAGCCAGATGTTCCAGTCATCATCAGTCGGAGCTTGCTGCTCTGGTCTACCCCAAAGTCCCCAGTCCCACAGAACTTGGTCAGGATCCATACCATTGAGTACTTCAGCTTGCTGTTCCCTGGGAAGCAGGGCTAGCTGCTCCATGACTGAGTGCGACATGTATCCTATTGTACGTAGTTATGCGTAGTGTTCACGCGGTTCTCGTCATGAATCTTGTTGTAGACTCTGCTAGAGCCAGTCACTGGTTCCTTGTACCCGTAACGAACAAGGCGGAACCGCAGGGCTCCATGCGTAACACCGAGCCGCTTCGCAAGACGGTACAAGGTAACACCGTCAACAGCATGCGCCTGATTGAGAAGAGCAGTGTACTCCTCGGCCTCAGCGCGAAACGCAGGCGAGTTTGAACGTACACTCTGTGCGTAAGGCTGAAGCTCGAGGAGACGAGCAAGTATCTCTGGCGAAGGTTCAACGAACTGACGAGCCGGCTTAGTGTAGAAGTACGGCGGCTCTGGAACTGGGTACCCAGCCGCAACGGCGGCAAACGCATCTGAGACTGGGGTCTCCGCACAGATCTGACGAACACGCTCACGGCTCTTGCCTCCAACTGCCTCGGCAATCGCTTCAAGAGTCCAGCCCATTTCACGCAGAGCCTTGATGTACCCGTTGCGCTGTGGAGCATGTGTTGTCCACTTAGCGAACTGATCAGCTACTTCCTGTGGAAGAACGTGATTCTTCCTAACGTAGATGCGAGACTGAGCTGGCGTGTTGTCATTTGTGTTTGTCATAGTATGATTATATCAGGTAGGGCTGACACAACGGCAAAGCTATAACTTAGCCTTAGGGCCAATTACCTCAAGAGCCTTCAACATCTCTTCAGGTGTAGCCCGCAGGACCTTACACAACGGTGGCAGCATGGCCACACTCGGCTTGGTCTCCAGCGAGAAGTAGCGATACAGGTTGCCACGATTGATGTCTAGATCAACTGCGACCTCCTCTAAGGAGCCGTATCCAAGCTCGTCCATTCGCGTGCGAAGCCAGACTAGTCCAGTGTTTTTAGTTTTACTCATTAGCGTGCTGCCAATCCCATGCGAGCGTTGCTGTCCTCAACGTCATGCATGATCGACCAGACGTGCATCAAGGCATCCGCAAAGCTGTGTCCTCGCGAAACCGCAACACGGCTTTTGAAGTTAGTGTAGTCAGCGACTTCAACTGAAAGCGACATCCACTCAGTGAGTGTGCTGTCAGCAACAACTACCCGGTATGGATAGTCGCCAGTTGGAGTACTTTTAATCTTCTCTCCTGAAAGAGTAGCTAGGTCTCGCAATGACTCCGCATCGCGTGCACGAACCATCATGTGTCCAGGTTGTGCGTTGTGCCGCACGGCACTTACGAATCCAGTTTCTGTGAATAGCCACATAAGGCATCATCTCCGTCTCTTTGTATTTGTTGTTGTTGGTTGTTCACGTGTTGTTCACGTGGGTTTTTCTGAGCAGCACGAGCTAATCTAGCTCGAACTCCTCAGGAAGTTCATCTGCGTCCGCTGGCTGAATCTCAGTGCGAGCCGCTCCTTCTTGCATCATGGTTCTGCGCGTGATGCTCTGGACTCCAGCTTTGACGACAACTTCGTTTATGAGCTCGCCGTCTTCATCAAAAGCCGTAACGCGATACGCTACTGGGTCTGCCATGGTTCCTCCTGTAAGTTAACTACTATCATAGTATCACCTGTCTCTAACCTACACACCAAAAGCTTGGCGGCAGGTTGGACCTAGTAGAAGTGAGCGGCTCACTGGGTCAGTAAGCTCTGCTCCACACTTTCCACAGCAGGAGTAGTGCTGACCGAACAGCTTGGTGTAGCTGTACGGATCTGACTCAATGATCTTTGCAAGTGCAAGGGTGTCATCAGGTGATAACTTAGAACGAGTAAAACCACCAAGCGAACCAGTGAGGCGACGCATGTACCGCGTACCCATGTACTCGCGTACTTCAATGAAAAGCAGATCACCAGTTAGGTTGATGTCCTTAATCACGATGTCAACCTGGTCAGTTGGAATAGCGTACTTTGAGTTTGGAATTGAAGCAAGTGCTTCCACAAGAGCGGCTTTAGGTGCTGAAGCTGAAGCTGAAGCTGAAGCTGAAGGAGCCGCTTTGCGAGGCATCACCTTAAGTGTGTCAATAACCATTGAGGCTTGGCGCTTATCAAAGCTAGGCGATGAGACCATGGTCTTGAATCCTGCAAGAACACTCGCAGGCATTTCGCGTCCATCAAGCAGGTCATTGATGAAGTTCATCTGGGCCGTGCTGGCTGGAACGTAGTTCGTTAATACCGTCATGCTTCCTCGTTTCGTAGTTTCGATAGTTTAATTATATCAGGTGGGTATTTGGGTGGGGCTAGGTTAACCCAAGGGAGGGTATAGATACCTAGGCTTGTGCCCTACTGTGTCTCAGGGTTGTTCTGAGAGGCACGGGCCTAGCCCTAGGGTTAATACCCTAGAGCCAGGAGAGCCGCTTCGCAGCGCTTGCAGATCTTCTTTGAGAGCAGCTTTGAAGTCTCGATGTCTTTGCGTACCTCGGCTAGATCATCGAACTTGCTGTGTTCCCAGCGGAAGTTGCCGAAGCTGGTAAGCGCTCCGCAGGCTGATTGGGCCTGGTAAGGAACGTAGCCATTTTCTTCAATCTTGTCTCCGTCGTAGCCCCAGGCTACCATCGAGGTAGCGGCTTCAAGGCCGTCGATGTGTAGTGCACCCTGTTTCTTTGAAACGATTGTGTACTTCATCTTACTTTCCTTCCGTCATTCCGCGGTTTGTACCGCGTGATAAATCTATTATATCAGGTA